GGTCATTAGTGGCCCGGACCCCAGAATCCGGGCACAAAAAAACCCCCATGCCTTTCGGCATGGGGGCGAAGGTCAGGGAAGGGTGGCTCCCGGCTTGCGCCGGGAGCCTAGGGGTTACTTCGAAGCCTTGCCCTTCGGCGTGGCCTTGGCCGGGGTCTTCACCTCAGCCTTGTGTTGCAGCGTGGCCAGCCGGACCTTGTAGACATTGGCCAGCGTGTCAGCGAGAGCCTTGAAGGCTTGGCGGTCCTCGATGGTAGCGAACTCCGCCTGATCCCTCCAAGCGCGCTTGTAGAGCGCTTCCAGCGTAGGCTTGAAGACCTCAGAGATAGCCTTCACCTCCCGCTCGCCCTTGCCCTTGGGGCGCTCACCGATAGCCCGGACCTGCGCCCACCACGTGCTCTTGTTCTTGTGACCCCTCTCCTCGGCGCGCCTCTGCCCGACACGCTTTTCGACGTTGATCGCCTTGGCGTAGGGAAGGAGGCGTTCGGCGATCTCGCCAGACAAGGGAATCTCACCCCAGAACTCGAAGCCGTCATTGAACAGATTCGTCTCGCCCCTCTCCTCAGCAAGATCGACGAGCATCATCCGGATGCCCTCAGCGTAGCGACGCGTCTTACCCTGCGCTTGAACGCTATCGTCGATGCACTCCTCCCGCAAAAGATAGAGAGGTTTCCGTCCGTCCGGCGAAGTGAGCGCCAACCCTTCCGCCAGAGAGGGACCGGCTGGGGCCTTAGTCGGGAGCGGAGCTTGCTGGGGCTTGGCCGAAGCCTTCCTCCCCTTGGCCGGAGTGGCCGGAGTGGCCGGAGTGGCCGGAGTGGCCGGAGTGGCCGGAGTTTGCGAAGCCATGGCGAGAGCGACGGCGTTAGCGATGATGGCGGCGATGTCTTGATTGTTAGTCATGGTGTAGGTCTAGTCCTTAGTGGTTTATGCCGTGGCGTTATTGCCGTTCGGCCTATTCAATAAAGCATAACCTCGATTTAAATCCAAGCTAACAGGGTGTTAGGCTGTAAGCCCCTGAAATCGTTGAACAAAAGGGGAGGGGGGTATCCCCTAAGCCGTTTAGACCTTGTGGACCCCACCTACCCGGCACCCCCCAAGGTCAGAACGATGGAACCAGAGCGCCCCTTACATACTAGTTTACTCATTATATCGCGGTCCCTCGAGTTAACCTATTAAACTCGGGGTAAGTGTATACTCGAGTTAACCTATTAAACTCGGGGTAAGTGTATATAGCAGACCCCCCGGCATGCTTTTCAAATCGAAGACCCCCCACCCCCTATATTTTCTCAGGAAGTCTGCGTCTGCTTTGCGCGCAGAAAAGGGCCCCTTAAGGGGACCCGTAAAAACCTCTGGCGTGTCCCCCTGTTCTTTGCCTATACGGGGAGCACTGCAGTCCAGCGCACGCCACTGCTTACAAACATGACAGGCCCCATGCCGATAGTTGATATCGAGCCGTCCGACGTCTACCCCGTGCCGTACGACGACGCGGATGAAGTGCCCGAGTCCTTTGAGGACCGGTTGATCGTCGCTGCCAACACTGCAGAACTACAGCATGCGCTCGGCGCAGAGCCTGATGATGCCGAACTTGAGGACGTAATCAGTGCTGACCTGCTTGCCGCTGCTGTAGAGAACAAGAGCAAACGTGCGCTGAAGAGCCCGGCGCTGGCGCTGGCGGCAGGGACGTTCCTGCGGGAGTACGGTGCGCGCGTTGCGCTGGACGTGGCGACGACCCGGTCGGCTATTACCCATAAGCTGATGGAGCTAGCGAACTGCGGGGACCCCAAGTACGAGTTGAAGGCGCTCGAACTGCTGGGCAAGCACTCTGACATCGGCCTGTTCACCGAGCGCAGCGAGATCACTATCAACTACAAGGACCCTGCGGACCTTGAGAACGCCATCAAGGAGAGGGTCAAGCGCCTGCTCAATGCAGAGCTTATCGACGTGACGCCGGGCGTCATTAACCTAGAGGACGAGTTGGGGGAGGTAAAACCTCTGGGCCTCGTGGAGCCCGAGGAGGCGACCGATGACGACGGACTCGGTTAAGCCCCCCTATATTCCTCCTCCCAAGGTCAAGCGCCTGTTCGAGTCGGTGTCGCTGGAAGACATCCCGAAAATTCTCCCCCTGCTTTCAGAGGCGGAGCAGGAACAATTGCTCCTCGAGCTCGATAAGCTGGAAGAAATGAAGGCGCGGAAGGCCGCTAGGGAGAAATTCCTGCCCTTTGTGCGCGCCATGTGGCCGTCGTTTATCTCTGGCAGGCACCACGCGCGGATGGCGGAGGCGTTCGAGCGGGTGGCTAGAGGCGAGCTAAAGCGGCTGATCATCAACATGCCGCCGCGACACACCAAGAGCGAATTTGCGTCCTTCCTCCTGCCTGCGTGGTTCCTCGGCAACTATCCGGGCAAGAAAGTGATCCAGACCAGCCACACGGCGGAGCTCGCTGTCGGTTTTGGTCGGAAGGTGCGGAACCTTGTGGACACTGATGCGTTCCACGATGTTTTCCCCGATCTTGTTCTGCAGTCGGACTCCAAGGCGGCGGGCCGGTGGAACACCAGCAAGGGCGGAGACTACTTCGCTATCGGTGTGGGCGGTGCGGTTACCGGTAAAGGCGCTGACCTGCTGATCATCGACGACCCGCACAGCGAGCAAGAGGCTGCGCTGGCGGAGATTAACCCGGAAATCTACGACAAGACGTACGAGTGGTACACGTCAGGCCCTCGCCAGCGCCTGCAGCCGGGCGGGGCAATAATCATCGTCATGACCCGGTGGTCAAAGAAGGACCTCACCGGGCAGGTAATAAAGTCTGAAGCGCAACGGGGCGGTGACGGCTGGGAAGTCATCGAGTTTCCGGCGATCCTGCCCTCGGACAAGCCGCTCTGGCCTGAGTTCTGGTCGATGAAGGAGCTCTCTGCACTGCGCGAGGAGCTCCCGAACAGCAAGTGGATGGCGCAGTACCAGCAGAATCCGACGTCCGAGACCTCTGCCATCGTCAAAAGGGAGTGGTGGAAGACTTGGGAGACAGACAGCCCCCCGCAGATCGAGTTCATCCTTCAGACGTGGGACACGGCCTTTGAGAAGACGCAGCGAGCGGACTACTCGGCGGTGACGACGTGGGGTGTGTTCTACCTGAACGACGACACGGGTGCGCAGCAGGCGTGCATTATACTCTTGGATGCGTTTCGGGAGCGGATGGAGTTCCCCCGGCTCAAGCAGAAAGCCATAGAGAAGTATAAAGAGTGGGAGCCGGATAGCGTCATCGTGGAGAAGAAGGCGTCCGGTGCGCCGCTGATCTACGAGATGCGGGCAATGGGCATCCCCGTGCAGGAGTTCACCCCCACGAGAGGCAACGACAAGATCAGCAGGCTCAACGCTGTGGCTGACATCTTTGCTAGTGGTAGAGTATGGGCTCCGAACACCCACTGGGCGGAGGAAGTCATCGAGGAAGTGGCCAGTTTCCCCGGCGGGGACCACGATGACTACGTAGATACTGTGTCTATGGCGGTTATGCGTTTCCGCAAAGGCGGTTATATCAGCACTGACCTCGATGAGCCGGACGACATCCGGTACTTCAAGAGCCACCGCACGCAGGGGTACTACTGATGGCGACGCAGAAGTTCATGGGTAAGAACCAGCTGGTCAAACGGCTGTCTGCGCAGGTGGGTAGCGAGGGCTTGGCCAAGAACCTGCTCAAGAAGCGGGGAGACATGACGTCGGGTGGGGCGTTGACCGCCGCTGGTAAGAAACGCAACGCCATGACTGCTGAACAACGCGCCAAGGACCGGGCGGCTAAAGCCGCCGGGAGTACCCCCGCTGCGTTCACCTACAACCCCAAGACCAACCTCGCGAAGCGGAAGTAAACCCATGGACATCGACAAAGCGTTCAACCAAGCCCCGATGGGACTCCCCGACATGCTCGGTGGCGAGCCGGAGCTCGAGATCATCGTCGATTTGGGCGAGGGACTCGAGGAGGACGGCCTCGAGGTCGAGGAGGAAGAGGACGAGGACGATTTCAGCGCCAACCTCGCTGAGGACATGGATGAGGACGTCCTGACCGAGCTCGCCTCCGACCTGCTCGGTGACTTCGACGAGGATATCAGCGCCCGCAAGGAGTGGATTCAGACCTATGTGGATGGTCTGGAATTGCTCGGCCTGAAGGTTGAGGACCGCACCGAGCCGTGGCCCGGAGCCTGCGGCGTCTACCACCCCCTGCTGAGCGAGGCGCTGGTCAAATTTCAAGCCGAGACCATGATGGAGACGTTCCCGGCTGCGGGGCCGGTCAAAACGCAGATTATCGGCGAGGAAACGCCGGAGAAGAAGGAGGCGGCTACCCGCGTCCAAGACGACATGAACTACCAGCTGACCGAGCGCATGGTGGAGTACCGCCCCGAGCACGAGCGCATGCTGTGGGGCCTCGGTCTGGCGGGTAACGCGTTCAAGAAGGTGTATTACGACCCGTCGCTAGAGCGCCAAGTGTCTATCTTCGTACCTGCAGAGGACATTGTTGTCCCCTACGGAGCTAGTTCGCTGCAAACCAGCGAGCGCGTGACGCATGTAATGCGCAAGACGGAGAACGAAGTCCTGAAGCTCCAGAAAGCGGGTTTTTACCGCGAAGCGGAGCTTGGCGACCCCTCGGACGTCTTTGACGAGGTCGAGAAGAGGATCGCCGAGAAGATGGGCTTCCGGGCTTCGGCGGACGACCGCTACAAGCTGCTCGAGATGCACGTCGATCTGGTGCTGGACGAGGAAGAAGACGAAGTCGCCCGCCCGTACGTGGTGACTATCGAGAAGGGCTCACAGACTGTTCTGGCTATTCGCCGTAACTGGCAGCCGGAGGACAGGACCAAGCAGAAACGCAACCACTTCGTCCACTATGCCTACATCCCCGGCTTCGGGTTCTATGCGTTCGGCCTGATCCACCTGATCGGTGCCTTCGCCAAGTCCGGCACGTCGCTTATCCGCCAGCTGGTCGACGCAGGCACGCTGTCCAACCTGCCCGGTGGCTTCAAGACCAAGGGTCTGAGAGTCAAAGGGGACGACACTCCGATTGGCCCCGCTGAGTGGCGCGACGTGGACGTGGCCTCCGGCACGATGCGCGACAACATCATGCCGCTCCCCTACAAGGAGCCCAGCCAAGTCCTGTACCAGCTACTCGGGACTATCGTGGAGGAAGGCCGCCGGTTCGCCAGCGCTGCCGACCTGCAGGTCTCGGACATGTCGGCCCAGTCACCTGTGGGCACTACGCTGGCTATTCTCGAGCGCTCGCTGAAGGTCATGTCGGCGGTGCAGGCGCGCATCCACTACGCGATGCGGCAAGAGTTCCGGCTGCTGCGCGACATTATCCGCGACTACACCCCGGATGAGTACAGCTACGAGCCGGAGGACGGCAAGGCGTCCGCCAAGCAGTCGGACTACGACAAGGTCGAGGTTATCCCGGTCAGCGACCCCAACGCCGCTACGATGGCGCAGAAGGTTGTTCAGTACCAAGCCGTCATGCAGATGGCTCAAGGCGCTCCGCAGCTGTACGACCTGCCGTACCTGCATCGCCAGATGCTCGAGGTTCTGGGGGTCAAGAACGCGACCAAGCTCGTGCCGATGGACGACGACCAGAAGCCGAAAGACCCCGTCTCGGAAAACATGAACATCATCAACGGCAAGCCCGTGAAGGCGTTTATCTACCAAGACCACGAGGCCCACATCGCCGTGCACATGGCGGTGGCTCAAGACCCGCTGGTCCAGCAGATGGTCGGCCAGAGCCCCAATGCTCAGGCTGTGATGGCTGCTATGGCGGCTCACCTGTCGGAGCACCTTGCGTTCGCCTACCGCAAGAAGATCGAGGACGCCGCTGGTGTGCCCTACCCGGCCCCCGACGCCGAGATGGACGAGAGCACGGAGATGGACATCTCCCGGCTGGCCGCTGCCGCCGCGCAGAAAGTCCTGCAGGAGAACCAGCAGAAAGCCGCGCAGCAGCAAGCCACGCAGCAGGCTCAGGACCCGATTGTCCAGATGCAGCAGGCAGAACTGCAGATCAAGCAGGCTGAGCTTCAGCTTAAAGAGAAGAAGCTGATGGTCGATGCTGCGGAGTCCAAGGACAAGCTGGATATCGAGCGCGAGCGCATCGCCGCGCAGGAGCGCATCGCGGGTCTGCAGGTCGGGGCCAAGGTCTCCACGGACAAGGCCAAGCTGGAAGCGCAGCAGCACGCGGAGGGGCTCCGTGTCGGGGTCGATGTGGCTCGGGAGCACGCGAAGCAAGAGGCAGACGGGCTGCGTATCGGGGTCGATGTGGCCCGTCAGCAGGGGCAAGCCCAAAGAGATAAACAAACGCAAAGGCCCGCTGGGTCAGAGGAGACTAAATGACTACCTCAGTATTTGCCTTCATCCGTAAGTACCTTGATGAAGACATCGAGAAGCAGTCCGAAGCAGTTATTCGCGGGCAGCTGGAGTACGGCGAGTATAAACGAGTCTGCGGAGTGATCTTTGGGCTCAAACTTGCCCGGGACACTGTGATGGACGTGGAAAAGAAACTGGAGAGCGGCGACGATGAGTAAACTACTGGTGGCACCCAGCATCAAAAAGCTTGGGGCGGCCACGGAGCTAGCGGAGACTCCGGAGCAGAAAGCCAAACAGCTTCCTGACCCCTCGGGTTATCGTCTCCTGTGCGCCCTGCCGGAAGTTGGCAAAGCGTACGACAGCGGCCTGCTGAAGGCCGACATCACGATGCAGCACGAAGAACTGCTGACCACGGTGCTGTTTGTCCTGAAAGTCGGCCCGGACGCCTACAAGGACGAAAAGCGGTTCCCGTCAGGTCCGTGGTGCAAACAAGGTGACTTCATCCTCGTCCGTCCACACGCGGGCACCCGGGTGAAGATTCACGGAACCGAAATGCGCATCATCAACGACGACGCTGTCGAAGGCGTTATCGAAGACCCGCGCGGTGTTACCAGAGCCTAGGAGGCACAAAATGGCGGAAGCCAACGAAGACGACTTCGAAGTCGAAGACTTCGAACCTGAGATCGAGATCGAGGACGACACTCCCCCGGAAGACCGGGACCGCCCGCGAATGCCGCAGGAGATCGTCGACGAGATCGAAGCTGACGAGCTCGACGACTACTCCGACAAGGTCAAGACTCGGTTCAAGCAACTGAAGAAGGTCTACCACGACGAACGTCGTGAGAAGGAACGCGCCCTCCGCGAGCAGCAGCAAGCTGTCGCTGCGGCCCAGCGCTTCTACCAAGAGAATACCCGACTGCGCAGTACGCTGTCGCAAGGCGAGCAAAGCCTTGTGTCCAGCTATGCTCAGACGATTGGCATGGAGCAGGACGCAGCCCGCCGCGCCTACAAAGAAGCGTACGAGTCGGGCGACTCTGACAAGTTGGTTGATGCGCAAGAACAGCTTACAGCGGCCAACTACCGCCTCGAGCAGCTGCGTAACTACCGGCCTACTTTACAAGCCGAACCTGAGTATGTACAACAACAGCAAGTCGCGGACCAACAACCGCGAATCGACCCGAAAACTGTTGCGTGGCAAGAGCGCAATACGTGGTGGGGGACTAATACGGAGATGACTGCTGCGGCCCTTGGCCTGCACCAGAAGCTCCAACAACAGAACGGCGAGCAATTCGTCGGGTCTGACGAATACTGGCGTACCATCGACACGACGATGAAGCGCAGGTTCCCCGAGTACTACGGGGACGAGACGAGTGGCGGACGGCCCTCGCGCAGCGGCGTAAAGCCCGGCACTGTTGTTGCTCCTGCATCACGAAGTACTTCTTCGCGCAAGATTGTGTTGAAGCAGTCCCAAGTGGCTCTGGCTAAAAAGCTCGGGCTTACCAACGAGCAGTACGCTCGGGAAATGATGAAACTGGAGAAGCAAAATGGCTGATAGCCGCATCGCACGAGAGCTTGAAGATCGTACCAGCTTTGAACGGCCTAAGTCTTGGCAACCGGCGGCTACGCTGCCCGAGCCGGACAAGCAGCCGGGGTACTCGTACCGTTGGGTGCGTGTTTCCTCAAACGGTGCTGAAGACCCTCGCAACATCTCTTCGAAGATGCGCGAAGGTTGGGAGCCGGTTCGGATCGAGGAACAACCTCGCTTCCGTATGCTGGCTGATCCGAGCAGCCGCTTCAAGGACAACATCGAGGTTGCTGGCCTCTTGCTCTGCAAGATTCCGACCGAGTTCATGGACCAACGACGTGCTCACTTTGAGCGCATCACGCAGAACCAGATCGAGTCGGTGGACAACAACTTCATGAGAGAAAACGACCCGAGAATGCCTCTCTTCCGAGAACGCAAGACCTCGACGTCGTTTGGCAAGGGCAAATAACTTTTAGGAGCCAATGATGGCCTACCCGAACGTCTCTGCCCCCTACGGCCTTCAGCCGGTCAATCTGATCGGCGGTCAGCCGTTTGCGGGCTCTACTCGCGAACTTCCCATCCAGTACGGCTACGCCACCGGCATCTTCTACGGTGACTTCGTCGTGCTCAGCCGTGGTGCTATCACTCGTGCCGCCGTTTCGACGGGCACCGGTGTGAACCAGATTTCTGGTATCTTCGTGGGCTGCACTTACACCAACCCCCTCACCAAGCAGAAGCTGTTCTCCCAGAACTGGCCCGCTGGTACGCTGGCGGGTGACGCTCAGGCGTACGTGGTCGACGACCCGGACGCGGTCTTCAAGGCTGTGGTCTGCTCTTCGGGCACGACTGTCGCTTCGGGCGCCTACGCGCTGGTCGGCACTAACCTGTCGATGATCGACAACACCGGCAACGCGAACACCGGTAACTCGGCTAACGCCGTGCTCGCTCCGAGCGATACCCCGGTCTCGACGATCCTCCCGGTTCGTTGTGTGGGTCTCGTGGAAGAAACGGCGATTGTCACGACCGCTACGGGCAGTTCGTCCGGCACTACGATTACCCTTACGGGTAGCGGTGCGCTTCGCGCTTTGCCTGTCGGTACTGACGTGTCGTACATCGCGGCTAACGGCCAAATGATCCGCACCGGTTCTTTCGTGGACACGGCTGCGGCTGCCGGTGCTACGTCGGTTACGCTCAACGCGGCCATCGCGGTTCCCGGCTCGGTCGTCGCCATCCCGTCCTCGTCCACCATCGTGTTCACCATCTACCCGGAAATTCTGGTGAAGACGAACCTGCTGGTGCACGGTTACTACAGCAGCGCCACGGCCTAATAGGGGAGACCTAAACCAATGGCTATTTCTCGCGCACAGCTCCTCAAAGAGCTCCTCCCCGGCCTCAACGCCCTGTTCGGTCTGGAATACAGCCGTTACGGCGAATCT